TAGAAAATATAACATTATTACAAGAATTAAATAATTTTCAATACATTTATAAATTATTAGATATTAAAAATATAGATTTATTAAATAATAAATCATTTTTACAATTATATGATCTAGTACTAACATTAAATGGATATCAAATAATAAATAATAAAAAAAATACATATATAGAATTATTAGTAAATAGATTAATAAATACAACTACAAATAAAGTATATTTTACAAATTTGTTTAGAAAATATAATTGGAAACAGAATAATAAAATATCTTTCAAAGAATTTAGAAATATATTATATGATATTAATGATTATTGTAAAAGTAATAATGAATGTATAAAAACACTAAATATATTTAATCATAAATCTTTTAACAATATGAATTTATGTTTTTTAAGTATATATCCAAAAAGAATATATAAATATACACCACCAATGGTATTACCATATAAATCATATGATGAATTAGAAGATGATAATCCAATAAAAGATTTATTTTATAAATATTGTTATGATATTAATGGTAAATTAATTAAAAGACATAATAAAAAAATAATAAAAAATGAAAAAATAATATATGAAGAATTAGTAATAATAAATTCTATATATATAGATAATGATATAAAATATAATGAATGTGAAACACTTATTGAACCAACAAATGAAAATTATATTAAAATTATAAATACATTTTATAAACAAAATTCATTTGATAAAATTTATTATATTAAACCACATTTATATAATAATTTTACAATTGATGAAATTATAGATATAGATGTAGAAATAAATATAATAAATAGATTAATTCAATCATTAAATACAAATAATTATAAACATATAGAAATATTAAAAAATATATATGAACTTTCATTAAATTATAATAATGATTACGATAGTGATATTAATTATCATAAATTATATGATAATTATTTTTCAAAACTAATTGAAGATACATATGATATGTTACAAAATATAACCGATTATTTAATAAATACTGATAATTTAACAGATAAACATAAAAAAATGATAAATTTAAGTAAATTATTTATTAAGTCAAATGAAAAAGAATTACCTAGTGGTATATTTATAGATTTACTGGATAATACAAATACAGATACTATAAAATTATTTATTAAAAATATAATATTTATTTTATCCAGAATTAAAAATAAAAATAATAAAGATACTCCTGGTTGTGAATTTTATAATAGTATACCAAAAACATGGAATCTAAGCGATTATAATAATACAAAAATGAAAGAATTTATTTCTAATCGTGAATATTTATTACATAATTCCATATTTGTTGATTCTGGAAAGTATAAAGGATTTTTAAATTATTTATCAGATCAAACAAATAGTATATGTTTTGAAAGATTATATATATATATTAAACCATTTGTAGATAATATAAATTATATTGTAGGTAAAAATAATAATTTATTTACAAAACAGTATGAAAATATATTAATACATTATTTATTCATATCTTTATTAAATAAAATTGTAGAATTTATAAATATGGATAATGATTATATAGAATATATAAAAGGTAATGAAATATTTCAATCATTAGAAAAATTAAGAACTACTGATAATACAGAATGTAATGAAAAAATATCTGGATTTTTATTAGATATTATAATTAATATAGTTCAAGAATCAAATGATCCTACATGGTATATACATATACAAAAAATAAATAATTTAGAAATTCAAATAAGTCAACAAAAAGAAAAAGAAAAACAAGTACATTTAGCAGAATTAACTTCTATGGATAATGAATCTAGAAGAATATATAAACAAAAAGAAAATGCCGGTATGTTAACCGTATATAAAGATTTCGCATTAAAAAATGCTGAATTTGTTGAAAGTAAGGAATATAGTAATGATATTAATGAACAAAGATTAGAAGCAATGAAACAAATATTATCTGATAATCAATCTGAATTAGATGCAAATCAAACAGATACTGATGATTTTAAGCTATTAGATCTAGATACACAAGATAAAGGTTATTCAGGATTAGGTGATTTTGATGCTGATGACGATGATTATTAAATATAATAAAATATTTATTAAATTATATGTATATTATACTAATATTAATTATTATTTATTTATTATTAAATCATAATAAAATAGATACTTTTATAAATCATATAGATGTAGATGATTTACAATATGTTCCAAAAAAAGATATAAATACAGGCGTGTATAATAATTATTATATTAATGTAGTCCCTGAAATAGAAAAAACACCTGGATTTTTATCAAATATTTATGATTATATGGGTATAAATAGTCATCATTATTTATTTTCTTCACCACATAATGAAGAACCATATAATTTTAATAAAAATATTAATGCATATTATGGTATGGATAATTATGGTAGACCAATAATGTATCCTGATGAAAATGCTAAACATAGATTTCTAGATAATGAAAAAAAATTAGATAGTTATTATATTAATGAACCTATTAATTATAGACATCCTGAATATTTAGAAAATAAAATTGTATATGATTTTTCCAATTCTTTAGATTATCAAGAAGAATTAAAAGAAAGAGAATATAGATTAAGAGGTTTTCATAGAAGTAATTTAACAGATGAAGATGATTTTTTAAGTATGACATTTTGTACTGATATTGATGAATTAGGTACTGATTTTCCATGTCATAAATACGGAAAAGAATTTAATTATGATTTAGAAAATAAACTTAAATTAGCTAAATATCGCGATCCAGAAACTCATAAAGGCGAATTTATAGCGGAAGATAATGAATATTCTTCTAATATATGTTGTAAATAAATATATAATTTGAATTATTTAAAGAAAAAATAATTAATAAATTATGAATAATAATACAAAATGGTATGTAAATATTATGAAATCATTATGTAAAGATGAATATAAAGATTTAGGTAAAATATCATATATAGATAATGATGTAGATAATATTAGTAATATTAAAATTAATATTACACCATATGAAGGAGTTCATAAAGATATTGAATATACATTAACACTTAAATATAGAACTGATGATTGGCCTGGTATTTATGTAGATTCGCCTTTATTTGATAAAATTAAAACAAGTAGATATCTAAGTAATAGAGGTAGAGCTGGTGAACATAAAGGTATTTGTATAGAAAAATTATCATATGGATATGCATTTAAGAAAAATTTTAAATTATATTGTAATGATAATTGGAAAAGTTATGTATATTATGTTATTACTATTTTAAATAATATACATGAGTTTGAAAAAGGAAATGGATTTAGACATGATTATAAAAAAATATTAAAAATTGATTAATTTATAATATAAAAAGTTGTATTATATAAAATTACAGGATTCATATTTGTAGTATTAAATAAATTTAATTCAGATTCATCATAATTAAATATTCTCATTATTGGTTTATTTTCAATTATAGGATAATAATAAAAACTTTCTGTAATATTATTTTTAATTTTATAACCTAATACATCATTTTTTATTTCATTTATTTCTGGAAAAATATTATTATCAGAAACATTTTTTATAATATTTTCAGATATTATAAATATTTTTTGATAAATAGATAATTTAGATCCAAATTTATCATCTAATTCATGAACATCATAAATATACATAAAAAAATATCCTATATCTATATCTAATAATCCAATAATTTTACCATTTTCTTTTATATATCTTATATCTATATCTGTAATAGATTGTTTTAATTGATAATAAATAAATATTTTTTTATCATCAATTAAAGCGGATATTACAAATATATTATTTTTTAATTTAATTAATATAGTTGCTTCAAGTTGTTTAGTATCAATATTACTTAATTTATCAGCAGTTAATCCAGGGAAATAAGAATTTTCATTTTTAATTTTATTATCAAATTGAACACAATTTTGATAAATATTTATATCATCTCTTGTATTTTGTAAACAATCAACACTTGATTCTTTTATTATATTATTAACAATTTGCGAAATATTATATTTTTTTTCCATAATATTAAATAATTTTTCATCTTGTGTATTATTTATATTTTCTGTTTTAATATCTATTATTTTTTTAATTGAATCATATAAATCAGTATATTGTTCTGCTAATACATTTTGTATATTACCTTCAATATTAGGTACATTCCAACCATCTATAGTTAATAAAGATTTATAAACATTTTCTATATTATTACCATCCGGAAAAACAGATAAATATAAATATTGTTCTACATTTCTATTATCAGGCAATAATTCTACATGAGATTTCATTCTAATTGCTCTGCCAAATACTTGATCTATACGAATATAATTCCAATATGGTTCTAATATATGTACTTGTCTAACATTTTTCAATGATATACCTTCAGCACCAACTCTGGATATTATCATTATTTGAATATATTCGCCAAATTTATTTTTTTCTTCATTAAAGGCATCTAAATTTATTTTTCTATTTTTTTTTAATACTTGACTTTCTAAACCTGTAAAAAATGTATATCTATATTTTTTAATATCATTATTATCATTTGGATCAAATTTAGTATAACCATTTGCTAATAATATTTTTTCAAATATTTCTGTACCAGCATCTGCTGTAAATTCACTATAAAATAATATTTTACCCTTAGATGTTGAACCAACAAATTTATTAATATTATTTAATATTTTGTTAAATTTAGGAGAATAATATTGTAATCTATCATTAATTTTTAAACTATTACTAATCATTAAATTATTATATTCATTTTCTTTTTCTAATAAATAAGATGTTTCGCTATCTTTTATTTTAATATTTCTAAAACTATCATTATCATAAACCATATTACATATTCTTCTTTGATTTATATGATAATCTGATTTATCACTTACATACATAGATTTTTTATTAAATTTCATACTTTTTTCTTTATCATGTAACCATGCTATATAATATTTTTCAAACTGTTTTTGACTCATTGGACATAATTCAATTTGTATTTTTTTAATAATATTATATTCTTTATATTTATCATATATAAAATTTGGTTTTAAAATTTCAGGCATATTTATAATTGATGATCTGTCATTTGGATAATATGATGTTAATCCTAATAACATACGTTTTAATAAAACTTTTTTCTTATCTGATATTTCTGTAGTTTCTTCAAAAAAATAATCCATAAAATTATCATTATTTGTTAAATCAATATTTTCATCTCCGATTTTAATATCAAATAATTTTCTATATACATTAAATATTATATCAACTTCTTTATCAAATATTACTTCATCACCTTTATCAATATTTATTTTATCTTTATCATCTAACCCATCAAAAGTTTTTTTACTTGGTATAATATTTTCATCCTTATATAATTGATGTAATCCATCATATATATGTTCTATAAAACTATTAAAATCATGATTATTATATTGTATCGTATATACTATCCTATCATCTGAATTCATTATAGATTCAAATCTAGGTGTATTTTGCATAAATGATAATATAATTTTTCCTTGTTTTTGAAATACTTTTATTTGATATACTGGAGAATTTTCTTTATAAAAAATATCTTTACATTTTTCAAATATTTCATTTATATCTACATCTTCTATTGGTTTAATTGTAAAATTATATACTTTAGTTATACCTCGTATCATATTAAATAATACTGCAATTTCGCTTGGTTTATTAATTATAGGTGTACCAGATAAACATACAATTTTAGTATTTTTTGAATTTATAATCCATTCATAAAATATTCTGGATGTTGTATTATCTCGTTCATCTTTATTTATAATTTGTCTAACAAAATTATGTACTTCATCAATTATAATAACTTCATTATAAAATGGTGAATTAATATTATAATTTTTAATATTATATTTTAATTTTTCTTCTAATTTTTGAATTATTTTTTGTATATCTGTTTTATACTCTTTACTTGTTTCAAATATATCATCTGGTTCATCTTCATTCGTTTTTAAAAATTCTTTAATATTTGTATTTTTAACTTTTGGAAATGGATTATAATGAATAAAATTATACTTTAATCTTATACATATCTCTATTTGATTATTTAATTGAATAATTTCTCCATTACTTAATTTTCTAACTTCTATCTCTGTATCTCTATTATTTTTAATAATAAATCCACTTATAGTTTTTATTTTCTCCCGATTTTGTTTTGTATCATCATTTATTATCCAAAATCCTGGTTCTATAGATTCATTTGTTTTTTTTTTAGATATATTATATATATTATCTATATTTTCTAATGTAATATTATATTTTTTATTTAACATTACTTTAATATTTGTATCTTCTATAATTTCATTTTTTCCTATAAATATCCAATTATTATTATTTAAATCAAACATCTCTGATCCCCAATTTTTAACTTCTTCAACAAAATTTGTTTCTAATGATGCAGGTAATAATGTTGTTATATTCATATTTTCTGATAATCCTTCCGCTGTTGTTATAGCTGTTGCTGTTTTACCTGTACCTAAACCATGATATACCAATAATCCTCTGTATGGCGATTCTAATTTTAAATATTCTTTTACAAATGTTTGCCATATATTATAATTTTTATCTGGATCGCGATCTGAATTTAAATCTTTATTTGTTCTTATTACTCTTCTATGAAAATCTTTGTTTATAAAATCTATAAATGCTTTTCTTTGAAAACTTACATATTTTTCCCCCTTAACATCTTTATATTCTATAATCTCTTTTTTATCAATACTTTTATCAATACTTTTATCAGTATCTACTTCGATTATATTTTTTTGTTTTTTTAATATTATTCTTATATCTGATTTTGTTCTTTTAATTTTATCAATACGAAGTAAATCTTTATAATTATCTTTATTAATATATTTGTAATCTATATTTATATTTGAATCATTATATACTTTTTTTATATTATCTTTTGTTAATTTAATTAATTCACCGTCAAAAAAATTATATATTATATCTGATATTTCTTGACTTAATTCTAAAATTTTTTTAGACATATAATAATATGTATATATTAACTTTAATTAAGAACCCCATACTTAATTAATACATTTTTTGCCGCTTCTTGTTCTGCTTTCTTTTTTGTTTCGCCTTTTCCATACTCTAATATTTCATTTACTTTATAAACTTTACAATTATATACTGCACCACATTCTTCAACGACATATTTAGGATATACCTTAAATCTATTTTGTAAATATCTTTGTAATTGATCTTTATAATTATTATCATTTAGTATTAATTCACTAAAATCTACATATTTTTCATATACTTTTAAAATAAATTCTTTTACTATTTCTATATTATTTGTATCTATATATAATGCTCCAATAAATGCTTCAAAACTGTCTTCTAATATATTCTTATTATTTCTTCCATCGCAATTTATTTCTATATGTTTTGATATGATTAAATATTTATTAAATTCTAAATCTTTTGCTAATTTACATAACATATCTCCGCATACTAATCTATTCTTTAATTTTGTTAAAAAATTTTCATCTTGATTATATATTTTTGTATATCTATTAAATATATAATCACATACTATATATCCTAATATACTATCTCCTAAAAACTCCATTTTTTCATATGTATTATCTTGTAAAGCAATCGCATTAATATCATTTTCATATTCTTCATATTTTTTCATATTATAATATGATTTATGAATAAATGCACATTCATATAATTTTATATCTTTTATTTTAAAATTAACAATATTTAATTTATTCATAATATTGTTAATATCATTTGTTGTTATAAATTTATTTAAAGAATTATAGGGATTAGATTTAAATTTATCTTCGTTCATTTATATATTATGATTAATTAATTTTTAAATATTATATCGTATTACCTTTACCACATGAATCACCTACTTCTAATGGTCTTCTTAAAAGATCTGGTGCAATACTTGAATTCATCCATGGACTTACAGATACTTGAGGATTTGGTGGTTCGCTTCTTAATTGTCTATTCGCATTTTTTAAACTTTGACCAACAGTATTAACACCAACATGATATCCAGAAGATAAAAAGTTAATACCTTTCATTACACCTTCTCCAATAGGATAA